ATCCGTGAGATTGCTGAATTATATAAAGTTACTAAGCAGACAATACGCAACAATTTATGTTTATATTTAGTTTATCAAGATATTACAGTCCTGCTGCCACACAAAAAAGAAAAACGAAACTTGACCAATGATGAAAAAAATATGAGGTGGGCATTAAACAAATATTACTACACCACAAAGAAACACAGTATTTCCGATGTTTATACAATGATGCTGAAAGAGAAATACTGTGATGAAACTGGTCATCTCAAAGAAGATCATCCTTCTATTCATCAATTCCGCTATTACTTTCAGAAGACCAAGAAGCTGCAAAATTTATATATCAGTCGTGGCGGTTTAAAGGATTATCAGAAAAATCATAGACCGTTGCTTGGTGATGGTGTACAGGAATTTGCCCCAAATGTAGGTTTTGGCATGTTGGATTCTACAATTTGCGATATCTACCTTGTGAATGATGCAGGGGAAGTTGTAGGAAGACCGATATTGACGGCTTGTGTAGATGGGTATAGTGGTATGTGTTTAGGTTATTCGCTTGGTTGGAAAGGTGGAATATATAGTGTTAAGGGACTAATGCTTAATATCGTTGCAGATAAAAAGGAACACTGTAAAAAATTTGGTATTGATATTGCTGATAATGTGTGGGATTGCCACCAAATGCCAGGGGTAATGATAACAGATAAAGGATCAGAATATATATCTGAAAACTTTGAACAAATCACAGAACTGGGAATAAGGTTGATTGATTTACCATCATACCGACCAGAGCTAAAAGGATCAGTCGAAAAATTCTTTGACCTTATACAGAATTCTTTCAAAACCGTGTTAAAAGGAAAAGGTGTAATAGAGCCGGATTTTCAAGAAAGGGGCGCACACGACTATCGAAAAGATGCTTGTATCACATTGGAAATATTCGAAAAAGTCTTGTTACATTGCATCATTTATTATAATAGTGGACGCATACTGGAAAATTACCCATTCACTGAAGAGATGCTTTCTGCTAACATAAAACCATTTGCTTGTGAAGTTTGGAATTATGGCAGAAACCGTAATAATGCAAACTTGATAGATGTATCTGCAGAGCAAGTTATTATGACACTGCTGCCTAGATGCATCGGCAAATTTGCCCGAAACGGCTTAAAGGTGAACGGATTACGATATAAGCACCCTAACTATACAGAAATGTATCTGAAAGGTGGGGAGGTTACTGTTGCTTATAATCCGGATTCTGTTTCTGATGTTTGGCTTATTGATAATGGTGAATATGTAAAATTTGAACTGATTGAAAGTCGATATGAACACATGAATGTGGCGAATGTTGCCTCAATAAACGATGTGAAAAAAGAAGTTATCAAACAAGCGGAAAATGAAAACAAGCAAGCAAAAATAAATTTGCTAAAAACGATTGAAGTCATAACGGCTGGATCAGTGCCAAAATCTGTCCCTATAAAGAAAATACGTGAAAACCGTACAAAGGAAGAAACTCGTACACATATTGATTTTACGAAGGGAGTAAAAAAATATGCTACAAGAAAATAAGATTATCGAATTATTACCACAAGTGTTATCGGGAGATCGTTTAATTGAAGAACTTGGGTATCTTCCAGCGTATAATGAAACAATAATAGAACAAAGTCAGGCAAGCAGATTACTGGCATTGTCGGATATATATAGGGTGTATGTGCCATCTGAAATGAGTATTGAAATATATAATAAATTATATCTGGCACTATTACTATCTATAAAAAAGAAATTCACGGCAGCAGCAGTAAAACAAAGATATGAGAATGCAAAAATGATAAAACGAATGGATTCTGTGGGAATAATCGGTGGTTCGGATTCATTCACTATTATTGGTTCATCTGGTATTGGAAAGAGTAGTGCTATAGAAAAATCCATTGGACTCTTAACGGAAAACGCCATTATACAGGATGATGAACTGATAGGGAATGTTATTCCTTGCCTGGTTGTACAGTGTCCTTTTGACAGCTCAGTAAAAAGTTTGCTTCTGGAAATTCTCAGAAAAACAGATGAGGTGCTTGAAACGAATTATTATGAGTCAGCTAAAAAATCAAGATATACGACAACAGATGTTTTAATTGGTTCGGTCAGTACAATTGCATTAAATCACATAGGACTTTTGATCGTGGACGAAATACAAAATGTGGTTAATTCTAAGAATGGGAAAAGCCTCATTGGATCACTAACACAGTTAATCAATAATAGCGGTATATCTATCTGCATGGTGGGAACACCAGAAAGTGTGCCATTCTTTGAACAGGCTATGCAGTTGGCACGTAGAAGTGTAGGGTTGAGATATGAAGCAATGGAATATGGCGATTACTTCAAATTTTTATGTCAAGTATTATGGCAGTATCAATATGTAAAAGAGTGCGTAGAACTTACAGAAGAAGTCACGTACTGGCTGTATGAGCATTGTGGGGGTGTTGTTTCTATTCTTATAACATTGCTGCATGATAGTCAGGAAATGGCAATTATGAGTGGCTATGACACCTTAGATTTGACGATATTGGAAGAAACATATAAAAGCCGGTTATCTATGTTACACGGATATATTAAGCCAAATATGGGAGCAAAAGCCAACCAGAAAAGAAAGAAAAGAATGCCAGAAATCAGCAGTGAAATTCTTTGCATCGAAAACGAGTCCCTAATTTCAGACCTAAGTACAATCGTAAAACAGGGGGCAATGGATATTGATGAAATGATAAATAGAATGAATGTGGCATTTATGGTAGAGGTGATTGCATGTTAGGGATTGTACCAAAGTTATACGAAGATGAGCTTTTTTATTCATGGCTGTGCCGGTATTATGTGGCAAAAGGTTTTACGTCAAATTCTCATTTTATAGAGGAAGTAACCGGGAACAACAGATTGTATTTGAATAAAGAATTTGTGCCACCATTCAAAGCAGAGTTTCGCCATGACATTGAAAAAATATTTGGTTTTGAGAATGTTATAAGAAATCATACTCTATACGGACAAGAAGCACGTTTCTATACTGAGGAAGAAATAAATAATGTGTGGGAGCTTTTGCAGACAGATTCCTTTGATATTAGAACATTATTTAGAATGCAGAAATCAAAAGAGGGGCATTCTCTTAGTTATTGCCCTTTGTGTGTTAAAGAAGAACGGGAATCTATCGGTGAATGCTACTGGCATAAATCCCACCAAATACAAGGTATAGATATCTGTTTGAAACACAGGTGTAAGCTAAAAGAATCCGAAATAAGAGTTGGTTCAAAACATAATGATATGATATCTCCGGCAGAATGGTGGTGTAATGATTCGGAAATAGAAATGGTAGAAAACACGCATTGCTTGAAATATTATAATTATGTGTGGGAAATTGCCAATGCCCCTTGTAACGGGATGGATGCAAAAAAGATTATAGCTCTGTTATACAAGAAGCTGAAAGAAAAAGGCTACCGGACACTAGGACAACGGCTTTTAGGGATTATGTCAGAAGATATGGAGCAGTATTATGAGGAAATGGGCGTATCTTATGAAATGTGTTATTCAACATTACAGACAATATTTGCAAAGTATAATTATCCGTTTATTGCCATTATCCAAACAGCGTACTTTTTAGGTGTGACAGCAGAAGAGTTACTGAATCCAGTTGTTAGTGATTTTGATATTGCAGATGAGGAATGTAGCCACTATGTCAGTGACCGTAATAATACAAATATCAATCGTGATCTGATGGATCGAAATTATCTGAAATCTGTTAAAAGAGAATGTGAGTTGATATATAGTGGTCATTATCATGCAAAAGGAAGACCGATGAAAGTATCTGCGCTTAAAGTATGCAAGAGAGTTGGAATTACACATACTTTGATTAAGTTTATGCCACTTTGCAAGGCTTGTATTGATGAATATGCAGAAACGGATGACGAATATCATGCGAGGATTATTGTGTGGGCTTATAGAAAATTGAAAGCGGAAAAAACGGACGGTGAAATAATTCGTGTGTCAGAAATTCATAAACTTACAAGTGAATGGAAGGAAAATATCATAAGAGCATTGCCATATATGGCGAAATTTGCAGATCAAGAAATGATAAATGAGATAGATGCATTAGCGAAAGAGAAGCATTGGCATAGGAATTTAGTGGACTAAAGCGTAAAAAAATAGGCTGTAGAATAATCTACAGCCTTAAAATTTATTCACACATTATACTAAAATATACCTGTCCACTATATGAACCGGCAGATGCAGAATGTGGATCAACATCTACTTCCGTATTAAAAGTAGCAATCTGTCCGTCTGGACTAGAACCAAATTGTGCAATTATGTTGTTTCCAGAATTACATCGGTTTCCAGTCTTATCAACGAAGAAAACATTTATTGTTTTAGAAGAATCATTATCATTGTGAAGTTGAATTGCACCATTAGAATCAAGACCTTCAATTCTTACATAGATTGACTTCTCTGGCGAGATATTAGTTTCCATAGCATAGATTTCAGATTCAGTTCCGACATTGATAGTCTCTGGAATCTGTACATAGAAATAATCGTCTACCGTATATGTAAGTGTGGAACTTCCAAACTGAGGTTCTGCAGCTTGCACGACCATTGGTGTTTGAATTGGACTAACCAATAACATCAGAGATGTAAGAATACATGCAATATTCATTTTAACTTTCTTTACAAAATTTCTCATATCTTTCACCTAATAAACATATAAAGTAAATGCAATATTACATCCGTTTAATTCTACACCATCTTTGTAGCATCTTATTGTAAAAGTGCATTCTTCATAAGTCCCTTTTTCTAATTCTTTATTGAGTTGAATATCGTATAATCCGTAACCGGGTTGAATATTTTCTTCTGACCATAGAACAGAACCATCCGGCATTAAGATACTAAAATCCATACTACAAGTATTTGTATCTGGATTATATAAATTGATTTTCTGATTGGTTGAATTCGCTTCAAATGAGATTTTAGTGAATCCAGGAATAGCAATAGAAGACTGTTCATAGTTAGTCTCTATAGTTTGCTTTCCATTCCATAAAATACCATTACTTTCTCTTTTATCATTCCGACCAAACAGAAAAAGTAATGGAAAAATAATCACCAATGCAATAACTAAAACAGCTATCGCATATTTCTTCTTGAACTTTTTCATTTACTTTCTCCTATTTTTCTTTGAAATGTATGATTGTACGTCCGAACAGTTTATAGTATGGTGCTGGTTCTTCATCAAAGACATAATAATTTATTGAATCCGCAACGATTATTGCCAAAAAAGAAAGAACTATCCATAGCAGCATAAACGGTACACAGATAATTCCTTTATAATTGAGTGGCAAATTTGAATAGTCCCACATTACAGGTAACAAATCCGTATTCAAGAAAATGTTCCCTATAATCAATTCAAGTGCCGTAACCATTGACATGCCTATCACGCACTGTAATAGAATATCAACATCCCATGATATATGATCGTTGATTTTATCCAACACAACAACTACTAAACCGGCACAAACACCCATGAGAGGGTATGAATATCCTCTAAACAATACTTCTATAGTGATATACAGGCAGAAGCCAACAATAAATAAAATTACATTTTTATATACTTTTTTACTCATTTATACTTCTCCTTATTGAGATAAAAAATAGAGCGGATGTCAAATTTCCGCTCTATTAAACAGATATGCAATTAAATATTATATCCACGCACATCTTCAACAAATGAGTGATTTTTCATATGGGTTTCATAAGCATCCATAATGATATGATATGCAATATCAATCTCACCATTTGTCAGATTATTGTCTTTGATAATATCCTCATACTCTTTGTACAGCTTGAATACACGGGTAAATTCCTCTCTCGTAACAGAACTGTTTTCGTCAACAACTTTCGATGCAAAAGCAATAACAGTATTTCGCTTATTCTCTATGAGTAGAGACAGAGTATCGGCATTATTCTTATCTAGTTTTTTATCAAATTCCTTAATCCATTTATCATTTTCTTTCAGACTCTCATTTACACTTTTAATCCAATCATCCCTCATACGAATGTTATCCGTATCGTAATGAGATTTGAATTCATTGAGTGACTGCTGAACTTCTCTTAGTGTTTCGGGAACTTGACGCAGAATTTCCCTTTCTTGCTTTTTGCGAGAAAAGTATTTACGAATTTTCACAAACTCAGGAACAACCTTTCCTTGTACTTCCATCAATTCACCGACAACTTGCGTTATCAAGAACAATGCAACAATGGAGAGTGCGACCTTTGTTGGGACATTCAAATATTCTATATATTCAATCAATTTCTTCACTCCATACTAGATGGTGGCAGAAAACCCACCACCATCATAGCTTTCTTATTGTTTTTTCAAATACTGGCTTGAAACATATCCAGTGTATGTCTTATAGGCAACATAGTACCACTTCACACCACCAGATACATTGTAATAGCCATAACACTTCACTGTACCACCACTAGGAATAGCAAGAATTTTACCCTTTGAAGTTCCTGCACCAAGTCTCAGATTCAGACCATCGCTTGAAGTTACTTTGTAAGTTCCGGCGATTGCTTTATTGAAGTTCTGTGCCCCCTCAACCTTTGAGCTTGATGTAGCTGGTGAACTAGCGGAAGCAGAAGTGCTTCTTACATATGAACTATGTACGAAACCATATTTTCCGTTATACTTAATGTAATACCAAGTAGATCCATCTTTCGCTTTTACAGAATCACACACATCAACAGAAACATTCGCTTTAAGCGGACTAAATGAACATGTAGCATTTTCTGTACCAGCCCATTTTCTTACATTCAGTTCTGTGATAGTAGTACCTTTCCATTTAACTGTACTATTCAATTTTGTTGAAGTAGAAGTTGTAGGTTTGGAAGGGGTAGAAGGTGTAGACGGAGTAGAAGATGTTGCTTTTGAAGAATATTTCGGTGCGATAAAGCCACGAATACATCTCTGATTAACAACAAGGTTTCTTTTCTTTACTGTGTTAGAATAATTTCCTTCAATTACTACAAATGAATTGCCGGAAACACTGTACACAATACCAACATGATCGGCAGAACCCATATTGTCACCGACACCATTATCCTGCCAGTCGTAGAGAATAACATCTCCGACTTTTGGAATATAGGCATCATTCTCAATCCAGATTCCGGCGTTTTTCGCTTTTGTAATCATGTTGTTACATGAGCATTCAACACATGGAAAAATGCTTGTCAAACCACATGCGATAAATGCAGCAGAAACAGCAGTAGCACACCAAGCATCATTTACTGTCATGGTATATCGTGTGCAAAGTCTACTGTTATTGAAGATAGAAAGAATTTCTCTATGTTTAGCAGAGCCTTCAGCACAACCAAGATAGCTGTCAAGCCAAGTAGCAACTTTACGTCTTAATTCGCTTTCAGTCATAGTGTTACCTCCTAATGATGATACGCCATTTATTTTTGCGTATTTATTGTAATAATTTTGTCCGTAACTAGCACGTTTCTCCTGAACAGAAGTACCCATGTTTGCTGGTACTTCAAATTTCTTCAATACAATGTCAGATGCTTCACGGACAGATTTTGCATTTTTCAAAACGGACATTACAGATTTATAAGAACCATTCAACTCTGTTAATAAAAATTCCAAACAGTTCTCTTCGTCTGCAATAGAAACGCCTTTAGCTTTTGCGGAATCATATAATCCGGCTTTTCTATTGGTACTTGTCCATTGGGCGATTGAATAGCCGTATACTTTGCCTGGAAGTGGATTTAAGAATTCAGCTCTGCTAATCTTTCCACTATCAACATCGGCAGTATAAGTGGCATCCGTATATGTTTTTCCGTTCTCTTTTAATCGCTTCAAACAAAGCATTTCTACACGATTAAAAATGAGTCCAGATTCAGCGTAGAGATTGCCCATTAAACCAGCCACGCCAAATTTGTTCCCGATTTTTTCATAAAGATAATTCCATATTCTTTCCTCTACAGAATTTCCATGTAAACTCATAATTTACTCCTTATAAAAAAAGAGAGTGGTTATCAGCCACCCTCAATCAACAGTTCTTATTCAGTTTTAGAATCTTCTGTGTTTGTCGCAACAATTTCTCTCAATGTTTTAAGAGATTCTTTGATTTGATTATCAATCCATTCTGTCAAAGCAGCCTGATCCTTAACCTTTGAAAGAATAGGATATTTTCTATAAATCTCTTCGATAACCTGTGAACGTTTGATAGAACCAGCAGCATTCCAATCTTCCCATTCACATTCTGCATCAGAAATCATTTTCAAGATTGTTTCCTGAATCTGAGATTTTGCAATTTCTATTTTTTCGTCATCTGACTTAGAAAAGAAATCAACAGTTTTTCTCACGATACCAGCAACACAACCAAGACAAACAAGAATTGTAATCCAGTTGTCATTTAACAACTGCAAAAAGTTCTGTACTCCCTGCATAACGCTTCCTCCTAACCTTGTGCATAACTATCAGATGCACCAACACCATTATTTACGTCTGATAATCCATGCTCCAACATCGCCATGTCGTATGTAATGCCACCTTTGGTATTCTGAGCTGTGGCTTTTTTTGCATATATATAATAGGTAATTACTTGACCAGCAATATCAGTAATTAAAACACCCAGGCAAGATAAATCTGCAAAATTCCACATGCTTATCATAGAATACACAAGGATCACATTTAATATAATGAACAGATAAATTGCGATTAACTTATCTGTTGTTGGTTTTTTTATATTGATAGACACTTTTTTCTTTTCATCTTTTAATTTGTTATATCTATCAATTGATTCATTCCTACGTTGAATCACTCTCATTTTTGAGTTAAATTCTCGTTCACTTATATATTTCATAACGAACACCTTGTCACTCGTTTATTTTAGCTTGTTTGTGCATATAATGCTTTTAATACTTCAGATTGATATTCCTCTGGTATGACCATGCCATATTCAACATTACATACGCTATTTAGATCAGTCATACTTTGAATATAATCCCTTAAAGAATTAAAATAAGTTACTTGAAATTCTATGCAATTCTCCATTTTGGTATTGATTGTCACAATATCGTCCTTTGAATAAAATTTACAAGGTTCACCATCTGCATGATAAGGAAGAACAGTAACACCAGCATTTGCCCTATCATTAAGTTTAGAAATCTTTAATTGATCGGAAACTTCTAAACTAAAATGGTGCTTTTGATTATCAGATAGTGTTATGTCAAATCCTTGCACAATTATTTCATTACAAACAATACTCATTTCAGCAATTTTTGCTTCTTTTACAGCATCAATGTTTTCATCTGTTATTATTCCAAGTTTAATAAGTTCATTGACAACAGAACTTTTTATTTTATCAGGAACATCATCTAAATTTTTTTCTCCATTTTTAACAAGGTTAGTCCAAAAATTTGTTAATTGAATCATATAATCCCTCCTATAATAAAGAACTCATTTCGATAATGCAGCGTTTCATTTTTTCCATTTCTGTCATTTCCCGAATGATAAATCTTGTATGACCGTCTTCTTGCCAAATATTTGTACATATCATATCGGCATAGTCAACGCCACCTATATTAACTGTTGTTAAATTGTTATCAGACAAAAGTTCCATATTAACCACATCGTCTGTTATATAATTGTTTCCATTCATTGTGGCGTGAATCTCTGTTTTGTCTGCGAGGATAATATTGTAAATAGTATTTTCCATCTATAAAACCTCCAAATAAATCAAAATAAAG